ATTAAAGAGCAATGGGTATATCAATATTCATTAGCTTTGACAAAGATAGTGCTTGGTAGAATAAGAGGTAAATTTGCCGGTACCACCCTATTCGGCGGTGGTTCTGTTAATGCAGATATGTTACAAGAAGGTTTAACTGAAAAAGCAGATTTAGAACAAAAACTATACGAAGGAGCACCTGGCTTCGGCGATGCAGAACCTCCAATGTTCTTCGTTGGTTAATTATAAATAATTGTATGAATTTTAAAGATCTGGTAAAATTACTAACCGAGGCTGACGGTGACCCATTTAAATATGTTGCAAGAGGACCAGTAGGTTTCCGCAAAGACACTGGTATTAGTAATCCAGAAAAATTTGTACCTCAAAATAGAGGTCCTGGTGATAAAGGTAAATATATCGCAGCAGACTTACATAGAATTATAAGAGCTGCGTTATTAGTTACAGCTAGTGATCCAGAAGCTGGTATTGAGTTGAGAAGAGTTTTTGAAGAGTTTGGTAAAGTTTACTTCAATTATAAGAATAATTTAGATGAATTAAAATCTGTAGAAGATAGAATAAGCAAATTAAAAAATCCAGATTCTGATTTCGGTATTGAGTTAAAACAAAGATTGAAGCAATACATTGAATTGACAAGTCAGTCTAAAGAAAAGGTAGAAGAAGCTACCCCTGATGTTATTGCTGCAGTTCAAGATTTGGTAAAAGAAGGGTCTTTAAACTTTGTTAATAAGCTTAAGAGTCAAAAATCTCAAGTCTTCAAATCTTTAGATAAGCTCGAAGCAGAAGTAGAAGGTGAAGATGAAAAAGCTGCAATCAAATTTTTAAGTGATATCTATAGAGGTAAATCAGAATTTGAACCGTTAACTAAATTTGTAGAAGTAGAGCAAGCAGAAGATAAAAATGCAGCAGTACGTATGCTCACTATATACAAAACCGTAATTGATGTAATGGTCAGGAATAATTTAGTAGATAGTGTAGAAAGAACATTTAATTATATTACTGGCCAGGCAGCAAGAACTCGTTCGATTGCAGAGCCTACAAAGGGTAGATCAGAGATGAAAAAGAAAGACCCGGGTGTTTTAAAAGTTATTGCGTTTATAAAACAGCAAAAGTACGATTTAGCTAAAAATGCAGTTAACAATACTCAGTTACCTAATGATAAAAAAGCTGATTTAATGATGAATATTGAAAAGCTTAAATCTGGTCAAGTAACAGAAGCTGATGTAATTAGACCTTTATACCAAGCGTAATAATGTCGCACGGATTCAAACAAGGCATTTTTAAACCTGCAAATGCAGCTAAGTATCTCGGTTCATCATATCCAATGTATCGTTCTGGTTGGGAGTTAAAGTTTTTTAGATGGGCTGATTTAAACGAAAACATAATTTGCTGGGGTAGTGAGAACATTATCGTACCATATATCAACCCTTTAGATGGTAAAGTTCATAGATACTTTGTTGATAACTTTGTAGTGTTTAAAGACAATAAAGGTGAAAAGAAAAAATTTTTAATAGAAATTAAACCAAGTAAACAAGTTGCTAAACCAGAACCGAGTGCTAGAAAGAAGAAATCTACCATATTACATGAGCAGACTACCTGGATTACTAACCAAGCTAAATGGGAAGCAGCTAAGAAGTGGGCAGATAAGAAAGGTTATAGTTTTATAATATTAACAGAAAAAGAGCTTGGTATACGTTGAAACGTGGGGGAAGACTATAAATAATATTATGTTTAAACTAATTGTTGAAACACCATCAGACAATAACGATTACCAATATATCGTTGAGGAAAAGAACCCAAATGAACCACGTAACTTCTTCATTAAAGGTCCGTATATGATGGCTGAAGGTGCTAACAGAAACAAAAGAATTTATAATCTTGATGAGATGAGAAATGAAGCTAAACGCTATACCGAAGAGATGATCAAGCCAGGTAGAGCAATGGGTGAGTTAAATCACCCAACTACAGCTGATGTCGATTTAGGTAGAGCTTGCCACCTTGTTACAGAATTAACTCAAGATGGTAATGTATTTTACGGTAAGAGTAAAGTGTTATCTACACCAACAGGTTTAATTGTCCGTTCATTAATTAGCGACGGTGTTAAAGTTGGTATGAGCACTAGAGGTTTAGGTCAATTAGTATCTGAATCTAGTGGTAATGCAAGAGTTAAAGATTTTAGATTAGTTGCTGTTGATTGTGTTGCTGATCCAAGCTTTCCAAAAGCATTTGTTAATGGTATCTTAGAAAGCAAACAATACGTTTTAGCTCAAAACGGTTCATTCGAAGAATTGTATGATAGTTTTGAGAACAAAATTAAAACCTTACCACGTAACAATAAAGAGGAATACTTAAAGAATTCCATACTATCCTTTATAAATAATTTATAACATGAAGCAGAAAAAAGATACAAAGATGAAAGGTAAGAAAAAATTACCGAAAGAAGTTAAAGAAAGCTCTAACATCCAATTGTTCGTTTCTGCACTGCTTGATAGAAACTATAAAAAAGCTGACGCGTATTTAAATCGCGAAGTTAACCAGAAAATCAAACAGAAGATTATAAATAATAATAACAACCTTTTCTAACATGAGTGACCTATTAAAAGACTTATCAGAAGAATCTATGACTAAGATTCAAGAAGCAATCGAAACCAAAGTCAAAGAAAAAGTAAGTATCCACGTTGAAAAAGCTCTTACAGAGCAAGATGAGCTATATAGCTCAAAGTTAAATCAGCTTTTAAAAGCTATTGACTCCGATCACTCAAAGAAATTACAAAAAGTTGTTGAAGCTATTGACACAGACAGAGCAAACAAATTAAAGATGGTTGTTTCAAAGTATGAACAAACATTAAACAATGATGCTGCTGCTTTCAAAGCTCAATTAGTCGAATCAATTAGCGACTATTTAGAAACATATTTAGACGAAAAAGTTCCAACTGCTGACATTCAAGAAGCTGTTCGTAATAAGAAAGCTCTTGTTGTATTGGAAAGTCTAAGAAACCATTTAGCCGTCGATGCTGCTCTACAAAAAGAGAGTATTAAAGAAGCAATTCTTGACGGTAAAACACAAATTAGTGAAGCTTCCCAAAAGCTTGAGTCTGTCATTCAAGAGAATGCACAATTAAAATCCGAATTAGATAGCATTAAAGCTAACTTACTCGTTGAACAAAAGAGTGCAACGCTTGATGAATCGCAAAAGAAATACATTAAGAAAGTAATGGCTGGTAAATCAGCTGACTTTATTAATGAAAACTTTGACTATACAGTCAAGCTATTCAACAAGAAATCTAGTGACAGGCTTGATACTTTAAAGGAAGAAGCTTTAAGTGAAAGTACAAAAGTGGATAGAGTCGTTCTCGAACAAACCGAAGAACAGCAACAACCACAACAACTTTCACCTTACTTAAGAGAATTAAGTAAGTACTAATAAGCCCACTTTTTAGAAGGTATATCCTGAGTTACCTGATTGGTCGTTTAACGATTAATCTTGGGGTCGATATATAGATTACAAAGGGAAATTAAAATATTATGAAATCAGTAAGACCTACACAGGCTTACATCGATGAATCAAGAGCAGCAGCTCTTTTAGAGAAATGGGCACCAGTGCTCGACTACTCTTCAAAGAACGTCGCTCCAATCGAAGATGATCACACACGCTTGAATACAGCAATGCTTCTTGAGAACCAAGAGCAATGGTGCATTCGTGAAGCTGGTCCAAACTACAATCCTACCGGCATTAATACCGCTGGTAACGGTGGTGCGTTTGGTAACGCAGCTTCTATCGGCGCAGCAGGTTACGCATCTGGCACCCCAGGTACCGACACCTACGCGACAGGCGACTATCGTCTTCCGAAGATCTTGATTCCGATGATCCGTCGTACATTCCCCGAGCTAATCACAAACGAGATCGTTGGTGTTCAACCAATGGCAGGTCCAGTCGGCCTTGCATTTGCTCTCCGTTATCGTTACACAGGTCAAACCCTAGGTACCAATGACGGTGCAGGTTCTGGTACAACCACTCCTAATCCGGGTGGCAATGTAGCTCAACTAGCAGCAGCAGCAGGTCAAGAAGCTGGTTACCAATACCTCAATACAGCGTATACAGGTACATCTTCAGGTGGTCTTTCCGGTGTTACCGGTCAGGCTTACAGCAATTTAACCTCTTGGTTAACTGCTGGTACCGACAATGGTGTAGCTGCTCTCTTACAAAACTTCGAATTAACGAACGCAATTCCGACATTTGAAGTTTCATTCGAGAAGACAGCTGTTGAAGCAGGTACACGTCGCTTAGGCGCCCGTTGGTCAGTTGAACTAGAACAAGACTTAAAGAACATGAATGGTATCGATATCGATACTGAATTAACAAATGCTATGTCATATGAAATTCAGGCCGAAATCGACCGCGAAATGTTAGTCAGAATGATTCAAGTTGCTCTTAACGCAGGTTACGGCAATGGTTATTCTGTCTGGTCCCCAGCTTCCGCAGACGGTCGCTGGTTAGTAGAACGTAATCGTGACTTCTATCAAAGATTAATTATCGAAGCAAACCGCATTGCAGTACGCAATCGTCGTGGCGCCGCAAACTTCATTGTTTGTACCCCACGCGTTGCAGCTATCCTTGAAATGCTCCCAGAATTCCAATGGGCGCCAGTTCAAGGTTCAGTCAATACTCAACCAGTCGGCGTTGCTAAGGTAGGTAATTTAGGTGGTCGTTTCAACGTTTACCGCGATACACGTACCGAAGGTAATTACCTTGCGGGTACATATGGTACATTACAACGTCCTGAGTACGCCTTATTAGGCTATAAGGGTCCGGAGTTCTATGATACCGGTATCATCTACTGCCCTTACATTCCTGTAATGGTTCAGCGCACAATTGGTCAGAACGACTTTGCTCCAAGAGTAGGTCTATTAACACGTTATGGTGTTGTAGACAATATCTTCGGTGCAAATCTGTACTACCATGTCATTCTCGTAAGTGGTCTCGGTCAAGCATTCGTTCCTGCTACGCAGAGCGTTTACTTCTAAGATTAACACGGAAATACAAATTGAACCCAGCACTCAAAAGGTGCTGGGTTTTTTATTGTTTACTAGAAACGATATTTTTATCGGTGAGTAAAAACGTTATTGCTTAGAAGTCTTAACGTGCGGACTATTAACAAATAAGAGATTCGCAGACATTTCATGTAATAGCTCTTTACTGCTTGCTCTGATAGGATTGATATCAATACCACCACGACGAGCGTATAAGCACATTACAAAGAGTTCATCTGGATTAAACTTATCATGAAGTCGTTTGTAAATACATTCACAAATCTCTTCATGAAAATGGCATTCATCTCTGAATGATACAATATACTTTAGTAATGCAATCTTATCTACATCATACTCAT